CAAACTCTTTTTGAAATCGCTCTTTTAATCCATCAGTTATTTCTTGATTAATTTGTATTCTTTCATTTCTATAATCTTCATCAAATCCTTTTATTTTCTCTGTCATTTCTTTATGTTGCTTTACTTCTTTTTCATACTTTTTAGCATTAATTTCACTTAGTTTATCCGCGTGTTTTTGAGCTAATTCTTGTCTTTTTAAAAAGTCATATTCTTCTATTAATGCCATTCCTTGTTGATACTCTCCTGATTTCATTCCACCTTTGGCAGCATTTAAAGTTTCTACCATTTTATTTACTTCTTGTGAATGTTGCCATAATGCAAAAGTAAAATCTCCCATTTTCATTCTATTTAATTCTGATATTATCTTTTCAAGAGTAGATAACCAGTTCTTCATTGCTTCATCAACTTCTCCAACGCCATCTTTAAGCGGGTCTAAATCAGGTTTTCCTGGAATTTCTTTTCTGAACTTAATAAATACATTTAATAATTCTTGTATTTGATTCGTATAAATACTATTTGTACTTCTCGCATTAAACAATAATTCAGTATATTCTTGTATCTTTTTATTTTGCTCATCAATAGATAAAGTCCGATAATTATCTAATTCAGCAATATCTTTTGAAGTAATTAAATACTCTTTTTCTTGTTGTTGTAATTTTGCATAAGACTGACTTTGTGCTTCAAGAGCTTCGTTGCCGGTCGGGTATTTTAATGATTCCAAAAAAGACATTTTCCCAGCACCAATAGTTGTTTTTTTAACACCAAGATTAATATCTTCTAATGCCTTTTTAAATTCAAGTTGCGTTAATTTTTCAAGAAGCCCATCAAGTTCTGTATTCAAACCAGAAATAGATTTTTTAACTTTATCAAACTGTTCACTTTGCGTATCAGTTAATTTGCCTTTCGATTCAAGTAAAGTATAATAATCATTCATTTCTTCATTGTGCTTCTTTAATGCCATTGTAACTTCTATTTGTGAACGAGCTTCTTTCATTTGTTGTACAATTGCGTCCCTTTGTGCAGTCATTTGTTTTTGCAATACATCTCTAAATTTCAACATAGCATAAACAATAGCAGTAATTGCAGCCGCAACAGCCACCAAAGCCACTACTTTAAAGTTTTTCATCATACTAACAAAAGTAAAAAACTCTTTATTAAATCCACCAGCCACAACATAATAAAATTGTAATGCTTTTACAAGTCTATCAATACTTGTTGCTACTGCTATTATTTTAGGAACTAAAGAAACCATTGCTAAATCTAAACCCTTTGTTACAATAGCCGCAATCGCCATAGATTTAATAAATGTGGAATGTTGTGAATAAAATTGTGCGAACCCCTTTACTAAATTAAATACACCTGTTATTATTCCAGTTATTGTTCTGCCTAAACTTTGAAATTCTTTTCCTACATTCAAGGCAATTATATCTTTATTTATTCTTAGATATTCAGCAAAACCCTTGTACATCTTAATCATTTCAGAAGCAGCGCCTTGCAACACGTTAATTAAACCCTCACCCAATTCCTTCTTAAATCCTCTTATTGCCACACTTAATTCAGTTAATTTACCACCATAAAGAGTTACTGCCTTAGTTGAATTTCCCTGTACAACCGCACTCTCTTGCATTAAAATAGTTAAAGATGCTAAGTTCTTTTGGGCGTTTGTCATTTTTCCAACAGTAGTATCATTTTGCGCAGCCCACTTCTTCCAAGCATTATCTAAATTAGTTACCCAACCAATAGCATCCGTTACTTGCGACCGTTGTTCTTTAAAACCCTGTGCAGTTACTTCCATTGCTTGACCAACTGTATACTGCCCCAAACGATTAAAAGCAGCCCAATCCATCATTGCTTGCATGGCTTTATCTGCCATATCTAATGAAACACCTTCCATAGAAAGTAACATTTTCATAGCATTGGCTGATTCTTTAACCGTCATAAGACCTGTATCAGCATATTTTTGTACTGCTTCTGCAACACCCTTTGATGCGTGTCCAAATCCTTGTGCAATAGAAGTTACACCAGCCAACGCCATTTGTGTATCTTTTGTTTCATTTAAAACAGACCTCATTGCGACACCAACTGAACCTAACGCAAATGCTAACAAGAGTAAATGATTACGTACAAGAGCTATTGCGCCTAAAAATCCTTGAGTACCAAATACTCTTATTCCACCCATTGTTTCACGAGTTAAACCTCTGTGCGCATCAGTTGCACCACGAAGTGCCTTTGCATGTGATTGGAGTTCTCTAACCCGCATCTTTTCAGCATTAGCGGCATCCCTTTGTGCTTTTGTAGTTCTATTTACAGCAGCTTCATATCCTTTTTCAGCATTTATCAACTTGGTAATAACATTTAGTTCCATTGTACGAGCTTTCATATTAGCAATAGAAGCAGCCGATAACCCAAGTGTCTCAACATTACCGGGCGCACGAGCTTGCATACCTCCCACGCTAACCTTAACAGCTTTGCCAACAGCAGTATTTAAAGTAAGAAGCCAGTCTTGAGTAGATTTTTTAAGAGTATTCATTAATACAGTAATAGCTTGTAGCGCCGTTTTTATCTGATTCATTGGCCCTTGAAATCTTTGTGTATTTATTACAAATACTAATTCCAACTCTCTTATTAATCTCTGCTCCATCTTTCACCCAATCACGTAAATAATCTATACTCTACCTTATTTTCCCTGTTGTTTCTGTGCGAACTCTTGTTCACGTCTAAAATTTTCTTCATTCTCATAATGATTAGACGCAGAACGCACTGTCTCAAATGCTACAAACATCTTTTTACTTAATTTCAACACTTCAGGCCCATATTCTTTCCATGCCGTTTCTAACCTGTAAACCTGTAAAGCATCAAAATCCACAATTGATTCTGGACAAACTTTTCCCAAATAAGTTTGAAAAAATTTGAATGACGGAATAAGAGGATATTGATATTCCATTTTTTTAAGATATTCATAAACATCCTCAACAGTTGACTCTTCCCATTGCACGCACCTTCCACCATTATCTTTTTCATAAAGTTCAGAGCCTTCCATACCATTAATTAGTGGACGAATTACTGGCAACGGATTTCCCTTTTCATCCTCTGTTACAAAAACAGGATACGGCACCCGTTGCTCTTTTTTATCTAAAAAACATATTAATCCTTGTTTCTCTATTTTATTTAATGCTCTACATGCTTGGCAATCATAATTTAATTGATTCTTTTTGTCGCGCGATTTCCACTTTAAATACCACACGACAAATTCTACTTTTTTGGGTCAACATCACCTAAATCAGTATCGGAAACTGACCCGCCATCGGCTATTTTCAATAATTCATTACGCAATTCAGTAGGAATATCGTAAGCAATCTTAACAATTGTATCCACATCATCAATTTCTGCTATTCGGCCTTTTGCCTGTAAATCAGGAAATTTATAACCAAATTCATAATTTTCAACTTTTTTAATAACATCTTCCCATTTGCCTTTTTGAGCCCGTAAATATTGACGCTCATCAATTTCTGTTTGATTATTTTTTTGTATAAATGCTCTATTTAATCGTTTTGCAGATTTAGAGTCATCTATAATTGTCTGAATTCTAATGTGCCAAATGGTTTGCTTATCTTTCGGCAGGCCCGCATCACATTCTAAAATATACGGGATTGTTTCGGCTTGTATACCTCTCATAACTTTTTCTCCTTTAGAGATTGATTAATAATATTACTATTTGTTTTGTTATCAGCACTAAACTGATTTGTATAAATATAATAAATTAAAAATGATTTGTCAACCTACATGCCTGCTACACTAACACCATCTCGTATTGATATTGTTAATGGAGTACTTGTACCTTTGTATTTCAATGAAGCAACAGATGCCGCATAATCAGGATAAACAGTCGCCGCAGTATTTGATGCAATAGCAACTAAACACCTAACAGACTCATCGCCAGCCGAAGTAGAATTAATAACATATAGTAAATCACCCACATCTAATGAATCAGCAAAAGTAGTGTTTGTTCCAGCAACAGCAGCAGTGCCGTTTAATTGCACAGAAGAATTAGCAGCCTTTACCGAGCTTGTACTTGCATCGCTTACACAATCAAAAGCTACATCGGCAACAATTTCATCATCACCACCAAACGGAGCTGCGGAAGACCGAATATTCATTAAAATACTAAAATCACTTGCATCTTTTGCTATTTCGTTGCTTCCCCACCTAATGTTCATTCGTTTAGTCGTACCGGCTATAAAATCATTAATTTGATTATTTGCGCCTTCATTTGCATCACTGTATGGCATTTGAAAAGTTCCATTTGCTTCAAAATTACCCATTAAAACTTTTGACGCATTTGCATTATCATATAATTTTACAACAGCATTGTTTGTCATAGTCAAAGAAAAACCTGGAATGTTAACAGTATTACCATCTAATGTTATGGTTGCATTTTGCCACAAATAAGGAACAGTAGCATCAAATGTAAGAGTATCGGAGGCAATATTGTGGTTAGTTTCAAGATTATACCCTACAAACTCAACAGACACCTTTAACACTGGAGCCGATTCAGAACACGATAAAGTTATTGATTTTGCAACCATCCCAACCAGCCTATGTGATGCGCCAGTTCCAGATGCAGCTAATTTACGAACCAATGTCAACCAAACATCACAAGCACTATCTGAATAAGGAACGAAATATTTTATATTATTTGCACCAGCATCTTGGAACGCACCACCTTGAAAAAATGACCACAATATTAGACTCATATTTGTTGCGCTGCCATCAAATTCAAAAGAAGTATTTGGAACTTCGGTAGTATTTTGGAACTCATATCCCGCATCTCCACGCCAATAAGGCAAACCTGTTGCTTTTCTTTGTTTAACCACGTTAACGCCTGGGTTAAAATCAGGATGTCCTAATAACGGGATTCCTTTTGAACAAGCAACCGCAGTTCCTATTGCAGAAGTTTGCGCGCCTATACCATAAATATCATCATATAAATTTCTGTTAGCCATTTTTTTCTCCTTTAAGTAATACTTCTATCAAGCGCGTCAGCCGCATAAATTCTTATTGCATTATTAGTCCCATCATGTACAGCATCAAACGGGCACTCAATAATAACTTCATCATCACCACCAACAGCAGCCCCAGTATAACGACAATTAACCTCTATTTTAACATCACCATCCGCGCCTGGTGTCTCTGTTCCCCACCAAATTTGCAACAACGAATCTGTGCCCGCTATAAAATTATCTATGGCTTCATTGCTACCAGCATAAGTATCTGCCCATGGAACAGTAATTGAGCCTGTTCCCTCAACAGTATTTAAAACATATTTAACTGGATGGGGGTTATCATAAAACTTAGCAACAGCATTATTAGTAACTGTTAGGGTAAAACCGGGAAGATTCACCGCTTGCCCAGCCATTTTTATAGAAGCATTTTGCCACAACAACGGTGTGGAGCTATCATATTCAATAATATTTGGGCCAGCATTAAAATCATAATCTGTTACCATATTATATCCAATTAATTCAACAGAAGCCTTTAATACTGGAGCGGATTCGGAACACGACAACGTTATTGATTTAACTATTGCGCCACCTATAACATGACTATCAGCAGCAGTAGTTGACATCTTTTTTAAAAGAACAGCACAAACTTCTGTATCACTTTCGCCCTCTCCATAAGGCACACAAGTCTTCAAATATCCAGTTCCAACTGCACCCTGACTGGTTCCTTTTTGAAACAATAACCACAAAAACAATGGTAAATTTTGCTTTGTAACATCAAACTCATAAGTTGTAGTAGGCGCACGTTTTTCTTGTTGGAATTCAAAACCAGTGTCGCCGCGCCAATAAGCAAAGCCAGTGGCCTTTCGTTGTTTTACAGTCATTTGTCCAGAATCAAAATTGGGCTGGTTTAACAACTGCATACCATACACATTTGTAGTAACACCAATACTACCATCATTTTCAAAAGCATCGTCATCAACAGTAGCAGTATTAAAGACTGTGGCATCAGCACTAACACCACCATCAGCCAAAACTGCTGTTTTATATGCTCTTATCGCGTACTCTATTTCAAAAACATTTTTTTCCATTTTTATCTCCTATATGTATCCAAAATTATAGTATTTATTATTTAAAAAATCTGTTCTAATCTTATTAAAAAACATATACTTTGTTCTCCATAACATTCTGTTTGCGTTTGTTTTACCGTGACACCAACTACACAAAGTTATTAAATTAGTTTCAACATTGTTGTTTTTATTATGGTCTATTTTTATTCTTCTTTTCTCTTTTTAACAACAACATGTTCTGTTTTTTCATCTACCTCTTTTTCTTTTACAATTTTTATCCCGCTTATTTTATCTATTATTTCAAGGGGCAAATCTAAAATCTCATAGCGCAACAACTTCTCACGGTCTCCAATAGCCAATTCTTTTGGTCTATTTATTTTATTCCCACTTATTCGCTGTACTTTCATTTTTTTCTCCTAAGCATATTGAGGTAACGTATTATAACTATAAGTCATAAACTTCAATCTTGATACATATAAAAGTGCTTGCATATTCACGCCATAATCAACTCTTTCAAAGTGTGACCTATAAGCCCTATTTCCTAAGGTTGGTATGGCTTGCAAAGCATCCTTGATATTCTCAACTACATCCATATTCAAATCCAGATAACTTTCATGCGGACTTAATTTTGACCACACGAAAATATCTATGTAACCTGTTGGATTATCTCTACCTGTTTCTCTTCGGTTTCTTTCGTCTACATTTTCTAACACTGATATTACATTCCCCTCCCCTATTGTAAAAGGAGGATAATTATGTGAATATAACATTTTAGAACTTTTTAAGTTTGTTTCTGCTTTAAGTGTTTCATAAATAAATTCACCAATTGACTTAACTGAAGTATCATTCACTGCCGTTCCAACCGTAGTAGTTGGTGTGGCTTCCCAACTTGAAAATATCATTGGTATAGTTGCTCTTTGTATTCTCTGGTCTTCTATCATTTGATTCCCGTATTCTATTCTACCAGGCTCAAAATGGAATACTGTTGGTTCACTTACATCATTTAACATTTTATAATTGTTCGGTTGAGCAACATCATAAAACATTTCCAGCGTGTTGGTACAAATACTTTGTATGGTTCCTGTATTTATCATAGTAGTATTTAGAGAATAAACTTCAATATCTACGTATCTGTTTACTCTGTATATACCACCATTTCTATATCCACCGTAAGTTTCATATCTTGGAACAAATGCTACCATTGGATAAACAGCTTTTGGAGGTATTACTCCTATTTTCCAAGTCTTTATATAATTAAGACTTGTTCCCTTTGTTCCATTAGCATAACTCTTTCCTAAAGTTTTCAAGTCTGCTAATAAAGTTTTCATGTTTGTATAAGCCATTTAACCCAACGTAAAATAATTAAATACTTTTCGTGTTACTCTATCTATTGTATCTTTAGAAAGCGAGTAAACTGGTCGTGCCTCCATGTGATTAGGACTTTCCCTGCCAGTTTGATGTTCTATTGCTATTGGGTCATTTGTCCATAACCGCACATAATCATTACCCTTTCTTTTTCCTACTTGAGCATTGCTTTTTACTTCACGCCATAATCTATATGTCTCCTTTAAAATACTTTGGTTCATTCCATACCAAGAACCACGATTTTCTCTCTTTACAATTGTTGCGGGCCTTAATTCTGCCCAACTTATTTCCTGCGGGTACACATTATAAACTTGTCTTAAAAAAGATTCGTCTACGTTTAATTCTAATTCTGGCACTAAAGTATATACAAAAGTATGCACCTTGTTCTTTTTGTTTTGTAAGTTTCTTACAAATGGACTAAATGTATCTTTTCCTACTTCCATTAATCTAACCATCTTTCATATAAGCTATAATTAGCACCACTATAAGTCATATCAAACTCTTCGTCTTTATATCTTGTTATATCAAATCCATAAATATCAATCTCATAAGGACTTGCAAGGTCTCTTGAATCATTAGAACCTGTAACTAAAGCCAAATCAGGCAGAGAACCAGCATCCACTATCGCATCTAAAAGAGCTATTGCATCATCATAAAGTTTTGCACCTTCATTGTCAGCAGCCCTTATAGCCATCCCGCTACCCTTAAATATTAATCCGGTAGCAAGCATTGTAGCCAAAAGAACTATTGACCTGTGATGTTTATAAACTGGTATATAAAACTTATCACCTGTTGCATGAGTTCCAGTCCAACAATCTATCGGTATAGTAATATCTGAATTTGTAGAAGTAAACAATGTTGACGTTGAACCAGTTCCTTGTGCGCCACTATAACTTCCAACCACTGTAAATGCAGTAGTAGAAGTAAAAGTAACTGTCCACATTTCAGTATAAGCAGTTGAAGCGGGAACTATCCCATATAGTCTTCCATCCGTTCCAGCAGAAGTACCAACATTCTCACTCGTAGTCGTCTCGTCATAAGCAGCTTGTGGTCTAATAGGAGGCCCAGCATAAGGCGTTACACACAAACTTGTTCCAGATGTAATTATTGGAGCAAGTTTTAAATCTATGATTCCAGTAGCTCTTAAAATAGCCATTTCAGTACGAGCATCATCTACGTCTATCGTATCAGCATGAGTAAATTGCTGTACAACTCCTTGAGACATTATTCTAACATCTATTGGGGTTGTGTATATTAAAGGTTTTACTGTTTTAAAATCAGTCACATATTTTCCTTAAATTAAATGAAGGCAGAGCGAGATCAACCGGCTCTTTCCAGTCATAGGTTAACCGTTCTCCCCTGCCTTCAATTTCGCTGAAAGAATATAGAGAATTTCAATGATAACCAGATAAAGTTCGTTGTCCTTTGTTTTGGCGCTTTTCGACTTTAAGAGGAAAAGTGAAAGATTAACTATGATGTTGCCAATTACTTTAGCCCAATTAATCCAGCTACGGTCTTGCACCGTTATCTTTTTTAATTCTGGTAATCGCTCAAGTAATTCCTTACTTACATATACTTTCCCGCCAGGGATTTCCTGTTTTTTTGTAAGGTCATATTTAATCTTTCCCCCCTTCACTTTCCCTCTCTGGTCGCCACTTACTTTTAACATTATAGTTTTCTCTCTATTTTATCCAATGTGTTGTTAATGTTTTTTAACTCTGTTTGAATTTCTACAATACAAATCTTTAAATCTACATTTTCTTCTTTTAACTTTGCTACATCCTCTTCAACTTTTTTAATATACTCTACATTTGACTGGATAGAAGTATTAATTGAGGCTTTAATTGGGTTTACTAAAACAAGCATTATTAAATTTGCCAAAACACTTACAATTAAAACACTTGTTGTTATGTAAACATGAACTTTGTTAATTATCAACCCACCGTTCCCATCGCTTTTAATAACTGGCTTCCGTTGCATTTTTTCCCCATTACTTTTCAAATTCCACACTTGGCTATCTTCCGCTTTGTTGATTATTTTTTAAGCAATTTTGGAGCAGAGTCAAACTTTAAACTATCATTATCAGTACCAAATACGAATATAAACTGTAAATTTGTTGCTATTGGTATTGTGTTAGTATCGGCAGTATTAAATGCTATATAATGCTTCCCTGAATCCGCAACCGTAATTGAATCTAACAACGTCCATGTAGATTCTGTTAATTTAACATATCCATCCGAAGTTGAGTCATTTGAATTTTCTATACCAGGGTGTAACCAATAATACAAAAACACATAAGTTGAATCATAAGTGGTAACATCAAAATATAAAGCAAACTTTTCAGCATCATATACTGGCAACCACAAAGACTTTAACGTATCAGACCCAACCAAGTATCTTCCATCCAAATTATCTAAGCTAACAGTATATAAATCACCAGCATATACTTGTGAGACTAACAGGATTAATCCTATTAATAAAATTCTTTTCATTTTTTTCTCCTAAAATAGATAGATACTATAAATATAGTCTGATATTGATAAAGCTGTTGCTTTTAGTATATGAATAAAAATAGGGAGGTCTAAGCCTCCCCTTTAGATTGTTACTTCTTTGTCTCTTTAACGTCTTTTTTTATATCTACAACTTCTTTAACAGGGCGCTGAATTCCATAAACACTACAAACAGAATCTAATTGTGCAATTGTTTGTACTTTCTTTATGTCATCAATAAACTTGTTAGTCATTTCATGTAATTCAGCTATTTGTTTTTGTTGTGCATTTGCTAACAACACATAATCAACGAATGAATCTTTTATTTGTTGTTCTTTTGTTACTTGTTGGTCTTGTGCAAACGCCCCCACGCTCACTAAGATTACTAAAATTATCATTGTTACTAAGCGTTTCATAAGACTCCTTAAAATTAGTTAATAAAAAATAATTAGTCAGCGTCTGTACTTGATACTTTAAACCAGTCGGTTGCGGCACCTGAATTCGCTACTTGTACATAGAATCCAGCGGTCGAAATATATACAGAACCGGTTGCATCTTTTGTGCCTACCTCTGCATAAACCGCATCGCCATTGGCGGCGGTTCCTGCAAACAAGAAAGCACCGTTTGGTAATTGCATTAGTGCGTTTGCAAAAGTACCTGCAAAACGAATACCATAATCAACATCAGCACCGCCATCTGCAACCAAAGCAAGCAAAGCGTCCATTGTGTCAACGTCAGGGTAGGCTTCAATCATAACGCCGTCATATTGTCCAGTTACATCACCGGCTCCGTCAATATGAAAATGACCTGCGTTAGCAGTATTAGCAGTAAAGTTTTCAGCACCAACGTCTAACTTGGCGGATAATCCACTCATGGCAGTAATTGCACCGGTTCCGCCATGTCGTGCCCATGCTTGCGTTCCGTATGCTTGAGAAGCCACAGAGTTATTTGCACCACCAGTCAAACCCACGTATGCCCTTGATGCGTCACCTACAATTGTTATTCCGGAATCACCATCGCCTATGACATTGATTTTTGAGTATGAACCAAGCAAATCGTCACAGTCACCTGCTCCGGCAGAATGATTGATATTAATTACACTTCCAGCAACGGATGCACCGGGATTTACATTCAACACTTGTGGAGTGCTTAAATCACCAATATTGAATTGACCGATTCCGGTAGTGATCTCGTCAAATTCCATTGTCAATTTTGTGGCTACTGTTGCAGTAGTTGTGCCCAATGTAAACACTTTATCATCCAGCATAGAAACATGACTATTAGCCAACCAAATACCATCAGTAGCATTACTCCAAGTTTCACCGTTTTGCCCGCGAAAATCGGCAGTATACGCTTTATGACCACTTGCGGTTCCGCCGTTAGCACTAAAAGCGTAACTTGCGGTTTGAGTAGCAGACGAGTTGTTAAAAGCCTCAAATGCAACAGCTTCAGTAGTCATACCACCTGCACCACCATCCAAAGAAGCCTCAAATGCTCTCATAGTTGTAGCAGTATCTTTCTTTGCGTCAACAGATACATAAACACCATCAAGTAGCCCGATGGTATTACCAACATATCCAGAAGTAGCCGCACGAGCCTTTATTTCAGCGCCATAAATAGCACCATTGGGCGCACGAGTTGTACCGTTTGTTGCCACCATCGCTAAACCAATCAAATTTCCGGTAAGCGCAGTAGAGTTTTGTGTAATAGAATAATTAATAGCCTTGTCACCAGCAGCCAGCGTATTAGTAATAGTTGCATCAGAAGTTCCAGTAAGAACCCAGCCATAAGCACTATTAGTAATTGTACCGCCATAAGACCCAGTTAAGGTAGGTTCCTCTAAAGAACCTAAACCATTATACCAGGTTATGTCGCCGCCGTAACCAGTAGTAGCCATTAATACTAAAAACAGTATTAATACAATTTTTTTCATATCTTTCTCCTATAAAATAATAGGGGCCTTTTTTATTTTAAGTGGAAGCCCTGCTCTACTTGGCCCCTTATCAATCATTGTAGTTGGTTACTTCCAGTTAAGCAGTACATTTCACTACGTATTTATAATCCATCAAGCCTACGCCGCAAGCAAGAGACGGTTTAAAACGAGCAATAACATCACGTTCAAACGCGCTATTACTATCAGCACCCTGAAACTCTACTCCCGGACGTTTGTACCACAACAGAATAGTTTGTTTACGCGGGTCGCCAATAAACCAATCCGTATTTGTACTAGACACATACGGAGAGGAGAATACTTTCAAACCCAACTTGCTATAATAGTTAGAACCATTGTTCCCGGTTGTTGGTTCCTGTGTATCAACAACAAACTGCGATGCGCGAGGAGCTTTCAACGGATTTACCATTACAACACGAGGAGTTACACGAATATACTCACCAGTATAATCTTTCTGCAAAGACATTAATTCCCATGCCTTATTCCAAGATTCAAAGGTATCAATACTTGAAGTCGCAGACAAATTTTTGTTGGTTTGTCCGTCAACAGTTGAATGGTCGTTAGAATAAAGAACAGAAGTCAAATTAGAACCACCATAAACAAACGCAGTAGATGTAGCTTCCTCTAAAGCATTACGAGCTTGACCAGTGATGGTCTCTACAATGTAACGATGTAAAAACGCACCCATTTGGTCGCCCATTGTAGAAGCTCTACGAGTTATCTCGCCGGTTTTGTCAGACATAATGGTTTCCATTTCCAAAGAAATAATACGACCCCATTTGCCGATTTCTACTGAAATATTCTTTTCATTGAAAGAACCTTCAGCATACTTCTCACCATTATTAACCTTACGTAACGGTGGCATAGAATTAATACCAGCAATAACATCAGACGTACCAGGCGCACAAGTAGTAGTAGATTCCTGTACCAACGACATTACGTCTTCCAACGAATATTCATAAGCTGGCATGACGTACTTATTAATCAAGCTACCAGTAATCAACGGAAACACAGACGCAGCCACAGCTTCAACAATCGGTGTTTTGTTATTCTTAGAGCCAAAATCAATAGTGGCATTCTTTGGATTGTCAACTACTGTCGCCTGAAATAACTCTTTAATACTAAACTCATTCGGGTTAAATTTTGGTTCCTGAAAATATCGCACCATCTTTTCAGCAAACTTATTCATACCCTCTTGAAAATTATCATTTGCATCCCGTACATTACTAGATGCAATTTCTTTTAAACCTTGCATATTGTTTCTCCTTTTTTAAAATTAAATTGCACCTTAATTAAGCGGCATTAGTGGAAGTTCCCCACAAACCTTTATCAGCAAGAGCCGCACCTACACGATAGCCATCTACCATTACTTCAAGAGTGGTTAAATTTGAAGCACTGTATTGACGTGACCACGCAATCGCATTTTCACCGGTAGTAGCTTTTACTAAAGACCACGCCGTACCGTTTGCGCCAGACGAATATTCCATTGGGTCGCCAAACTCATAAGTAGCAGCAGTACAACCAATAGTAATAACCGACTGAATATAAACTTTAATTTTCTTTGTTTCACCGTTTTTAGAACTCTCATTGCTTACACCCAAAAATATATCAGGGTCGCCAGCATAAGCTATCGCAGCGCCAGACGAAGCAGAAATTAAATCTCCTTTAGCCAGCACAGTAGCAGATGCTACGGTAGGATATACAGAACCACGCAGCTCCTCATTACCCTCCAGAATTATAACATTGCTTGTTTCAGCCATAACTAATCTCCTTTTTTATAATAATCCAAGAATACGTTTCTCTTCTTCTTCAGTTAATATCTTTACTTCCTTACCTTTAACGTCGTGATTTTTAGGAAGAGATATTGTTTCTTTTTCTTTGATAGATTTGATTGTTTCAAGTTTTTCCTTAATCAACTTATCCATACCAGCCTCATCTTTGGCGTCATTTAACAACTCTAAAAACATTTCGGACGGTTCTTTCAATTCTGCTTCAGCTAACTTTTTTGCAATCAAATCTTTCTTTGCCTGAATCTTTTCTTTCTCTTTGTAATTATCTAACTCGGTTTTTAATTTGGTAACTTCTTCTTTCGTAGTTACTATTTCAGCTTTTAAGGAATCAATTTCCTTTGTACGCTCCTGTAAATCCTTGTCCTTTTTATCTACTGTTTCTTGTACCTTTTTACTGGCTTCATTTTCTGCCAACAAGGTTACTTGTTCAACAATAGATTCATAGACATCAGGATTATCAGTTTTGAACTGTTTTAAATCCATATTGTTCTCCTTAACTTTTATTTTTTTGATTATCTCTTTCAATTTCTCCTCAAATTCTTTTACCATTTGTGCTATGTCATCATCTGTCCCATCATTACTATACATCAAATCCATTACAAAACCAATTACAGAATCAAGCAACCAATCCATTTCAATATAAGGCATATTTCTTTTTTTTCGATCTTCAACTCTTTGTTTAATTGTTTCAAGAGCCTCATCAATTCTGTCTTGCATAAAAGATTCCGCAATGTCTACTCTACCACCAGCAGCAGGTCTTGTTACAAAATCAGCAGAATCAAACTCAAGCACTTTCATTATAACGGTTGCTGGCTTTCCTTCCACGGTTCCTTCTTTCCATTTGCCTCTGCCAGAAATGGAAATTCCAACTTGTTCAGGATGTTTCTTTGCTTCTTGATAAAGCCATACAGTATTAGGATTTTCTGTAAAAGTTATCTCAGCCCTTGCGTTGCCGTTTTCCTCCCATGCACTTTCAACCGTAGCCGCCCACTCCTCATTATTCCTATCTCTATCAGAATGATTAGAATACATCTTACGCGAATCTGGAAGATTATTAAGAGCTTCAACTATTGAACCAATTGCTTCCTTTGTATAGTATCGCTGTTTACCGTTGGTCTTATTTTTTGACCACCCTTGCTTTATAATTGTTACTTTAGCCTTTTTTTCGGTTTCGCTAAATTCCGCTTCTTTTAAATTTATTCGTATTCGTTCTACATTCTCATTTTCTTTTTTCACCCATTTGTCTCCTTCTTTTTTATGAGACTTTTTAAAATTACTTATAGCTATTGCCGCCGCACTATTTTTAGATTTTCCGCTTGACACCAAACCATCATAAACATTTGCTACCCAATTAACCTGCAATAAAGTCAAAGAACAACCATCTAAACTTTTCCACAATGGAGGCGCATCTTTTAAACTTTTATATGGCAACAAAACTCCACAAAATAAAAAAAGGCAAGCTAAACGTTTTTCAACGCAATTAACTTGCCCTTACTAGGGACTACTAATATTTTAAAACCGGCTACCTTATGTAGCTTCTCACTATTCTAAAAACCTATACGATCTCTTTAACTCTGGTGATTCCTCGATAAGAGGAGACCACACCTTGTTGTCGTATATCTTAAACGCCACTCGACCTCTAAAAGTTCCCGATTTTAGCCTATCTAACACGAAACACAACATTTTTAGGACAGAAATCGGCTTTGGCTCATCTTGTTTTGCCTCTCGCAAGCAAATTTCAAGAAGAATTGGTCTTACATACTCAATAAACTTCTCAACTTGCTCCTCTGATGTCATTATGCGTTGCCTCTATCCAACTTTCTATCTTGGTTAGTTTGAGGTTGCTCTGTCTTTCCGCCTTTGCTTACTACTTTTTTCTTTGTAGTTTTTGTAGCAGTAGATGGGTCTTCATCAGCAACCAGCATTTCCATTTGTATCAATGCTTGTTCAATATCAGGCTCCAATCCAAGCATTTTCATTGCTGTTCGTGCAGATAATACGCCCGATACTCTCAATACATTAAGCGCCTGCGCAAACAATAAAGGATTATCACTCTCCTGTCTCGGTAGTATAATGTTAATAGGAAGGTCTACTGTGTTCACTCTAAATTGTTTCTTTTGTAACTTTTTTGCTTCCTTTAAATCACTATACTTATTTTGTACACCCTCCAACAACTTCATTCCTTCACCAATACGAGATTGTTCATGCCCAACCATATTAGCTATCGCCATTGCTTCAGTTGTAATGGTCTGTATGTCTTGTGCTGGTAAAGTTTCAATTTGTACAGTTCTTGGTAATGCACCTGTTTTAACCATCTCTCTTATTAAAACTCTTACTAATCTCTGTATATTATCAGACCAAAAATTTCTATGTGAGCTGATTGTTAAGAATGTAAGCATATCTGATTTACGTAAAGATGCGTAGGAACTCCCAGAGACGTCAGCAAATATTAAATGATTGCCCAATCCAAATGACGCAGCTAATGCTGAACGATGAGGCGCGCCATATTCCTTACTCGTATGTTCAGAAAGTCTCGGATTTTCTATTCTCCACCGCTTATTATCTGTTTCAATTTTAATTGTACTTCCGCGTACAGGAGACTCTGTTCGGCTAAATGTTTTGTCGCTTCCTATAAATCTAAGAATCCATACTACCTTTGCTCTTTCATGGTACAACCTTGCAAGGTCTAAATTAATATCCTCTATAATTCTGTCCCACCTTAACGCCGGTAACAAAGGCATTTCTCCTCTTTCACCAAGCCTGTTGCCATAATGAAACCAAAACATTAAATCTTTATCATTACCGGTTTCCCCCAACTCATCTTTTTCTAAAGAATCATCATCAAGAAATTCATCATAATAAGCATCTCGATACCACTGTTCACGTAATTCACCTTTGGTGTCTTGATATTCTCTCTTGTATGCCAATATAGTTTCAGGATCATCTCTGTGATAATTAAACTCGGTTATTTCAAGCGGGTCTACTTCCCTAATTTTAATTCCAGAATCCCTAATAAACATTACCAGAAACTTCTCACCATCTACAAACGTAGGCGCTACCCATCGTCTTAATTTCTCTGTAAAATTATTTTTTCTTAGTACTTTTTCTACTTCACTGTCTACAAACTCATGGGGAATATCAATTTTAAACGCTCCAGACATCACCGCAGCTTTTATAATGTTAATTCCATTTCTAATAAACGGTGAAAACTTTTCTTTATCCCTTGCAGCGCGAACAAAATATTCCCTATCAGAATCAGTATAATTAAAATACCAACCACCAGTCAAAGAATACATTGACTCTTTAAAATCTTCACTCTTTTCCTTTAATCCCTCTTTTAAATTAGCTGGCAAATTCTTTTCGTGATAGGCAAGACTCTCTCTATACCTATTTAGAAATAAAGACTTATCTGTTAGTTCTAATTCCTTTGTAGCTGATATAGCAGTAATCTGCATTTGCAAACCGTCTATCTGCTCTTGTAACTCGCGCTCTCTTGATTGCATTACCTTCTCAATGTCGGCAGCAATGTTATTTGCCAACTGTTGAACAGGTTGTTTATTTAATAAATTATCTTGTGATTCTATCATTGACTTTATCCTTTTTTTTATATAAATTTAAATAATTAATTATCGTTTGTCAATATACATACATCATTTGGAGCTACCATGAAACTATTAACTAAAGTATCAGCAAAATTCAGAAAAAGTGTTTCTGAATATACAAGTAAAGACATCATATCATTATTTAATGGTAAATATAATTGCAAAGATTGCCCATTCCTTTTCATCTATAAAGGAACTATCCCCTTTGGTTGCGGTTCATATCACCGTTTTTATTGTAGCTTCAATTATTGCTTTACTAAATATCTACCCTATATAACTGGAATTTCCCCTGATAAATTAGCGCCTGAAATTCATAAAATTGAAAACAATACAAGTATGATTGATATAGTTAGAAAATACCCCATGACCAATAGATTCAATAAAAAAATGTTTGCGGTTTCTGTTTTATTTCTTAAAGAAAACGACCTTTGTTGTGTTGACCAGCATAATCAAGGATTAAATGCTTTTGACCCTGTTACGGAAGCTATGGTACGTAAATACAGAGAGGAACACGGACTACCTAATCCGCCACTGCTAAAAAGTTAATTTGATTTTGTTCTTTAAAACACTTAGCATCGTCAGTCCATGTATAACTAACATCTTTATTATAATAGCGTTCATTTTCGTTTTCTATGTAGTTATATTCGCCTATTCCTAAATCAGTAAATATTTCATCAAATCCCCTTTGCTTAATAATTTTATAGTGTTTTTGCATTA